GTAACCTAAAAAATAAAGTTTTATAAACTTTCATTTTAGACTTATAACCATAACCTAGAAATGAAAGAATTGCATTAAGGGATAAATCGTACTTCCGAACAAATTCTACCACTAAAGAAGTTGAGCACATTGTGGCTAAACTTTCTTTAAAGGGTAGCATATTAGCAGTTGTATTATCCACGAAAAACTTTTTCGCGAATTCTATAACAAATTTATTCTTAGAAAGAATAGATTTTGCTAATCCGGCCTTTACTCCAATTACTTGAAGTAAAGACCGGTAGTTCTTAGTGGGATTAGACCCTTTGATCACACCATCATCTCCCAAAACCGCATAATCATCGTATCAACCTTTACAACCGCTCCTTCATGCAGAAAACTGCATCATGGCGTGGTGAGTAATAGCAAGCATTGCTCATGAGGATAAAGCACCCATTGGTTGACCCACCGAATAACTAACATGGGAGGGAGTATTGCGTTTAACCGCAAACCTCTTCTCCTTAGTAGTAGATTCAGGTGAGTTATAACCAGTAGAGTACTTTCTTAATATCAGAATATCCCTTCAAGACTCAGAAAATATTTTAGAGTCCGGGACCAAATCTTTTAATAAGACCTCCAGGAGAACAACTTGCATTGATATAGGTAGACGATCGGTCGCAGAGCTTAAATCAATAGAGGAAAATAATCCTTTGGGATTACTCCCGTATTTTGATTGAAGCCGGAGAATAGGACTCATCTGATCAAATGTTCCATCTTGCGGTATGGCTCTCAAAATTTTAAAGAGTCAGTCATGCAGAGGATGGAGCAATCATTGGCTTCAGGCATCAACCATGGCAAAAACACGAATTTTACCTGCCGGTTCCGGTTTATACCGAACGGCACCTAAAGATAAGTGCGTAAAACTCGTCTCATCGATTCGAGAATTACTAACCATGGCGACCGTCTGAAGACGTGATATAAATGTCTTTGAGTCCTTAATCTGAGTACAAAACCTCGTTAGAGCACTAAGCATCTCGTTATCTGATGACTTACGTAATCAGACCCGAGCTGCTATAACCAGTGCCCTAACAGAGGAATTTGTGTATGAGGTCCCCGGGGGATCATCTAAAGTCAAGGTCGTTGGACCCGACTTTAGAATAGGGAAAAGCTTAGGACCTGAAAGTTCAGGGAACTTAACAAGTTTAGAAAGTTGAGGTTTAAAGGAAGTTTCTAAAAACTTCCTTCACTCCTTTAGAAATTCTGATATCTCAGGGCCTGAATCAGTAATACTTGACAGGTTCAAAGAACCTTTAAAATCAAGAATACGATAGAGGCCTAAGAGAGTCATCCAGAGCCTTATGCTCCGAATATCTCTATCTCGAGATATAAGAACTCTAACCCCAGCTGGAATTATAAGAGGCACTCCCGCTCTATTACGAGAGGGACGAACCTTTAATTCAGCTAGGTCAACTACTCTAAATCTTGCTACACTTTGTTGTAGCAAGACTTGACTAGCTTTTAAGTATATAACAAGACCTTTTAAACCATTATGTTGCGCTAAGTGATAACACTTAAAGCAAAATCAAGCAACCTGCCTTACGACAGACTTTGAAGAACGAGGGCGGACTCCTCGAGTTATACTAAGTATAACACCAATGAGTCCGCGGCCTTTATTTCTAAAGACCAGACCGTTAATAGTCTTCAATTTTGCATTGACAACCTTCTCCAACGTAAGCATACGTTGTTTAAGGTCGTCAATTCTGAGTTTCTCGTTTGATTGAGATGCCAAGTTAAAGTGTTTTTTATGAGCATTTCTGTTCATAATATACCTAATTTGGTTGCTATATATAGCTTTCTTAATCAATAATCTGTTCGAGCAAGGATAAAATCCAGCTCTACACAGATGCGTATTCCGATATTATATAAATAATAGAGCGAAACTCGGCGAGATGCAAAGAATGCAAAAGATCTGACCACTAACCCCTCTTTCCGGCACCCTAAGGTGTCGGGGAGTAGGTCCTCGATAAGAGTTGTGGTTAAGGTCAGTATAGATTGTAAAAGGAAATAAACCCTCCTTTTCCTCTATACCA